GCTTGTGGTATGGGTTCGTTAGATTCCATTACGTCAACGAGCTTTTGAGCTGCTTGCGGTGCAGACTGAGCAAGAATGTTTGAAGCCATGTCTATAATTTCTGATTTTAGTGCTTTCACTACTTGCCAGTGACTAGCGTAACCTGCAAGCTCCGCAGACTTTTTAGGATCACCCCCTGTTGTCATTAGGTTATCAAGGAAACTCTGCTGTTTAATCGTTAATTGTTTGTTATTCTTATTCATGTCTATCTATTATAGGGCTGTATTTCGGATCTGTCAAGTAGTTAGTGAAAAAAAAGCTTGACAAATGCAAAATACGACCCTATAATGTGGGGTAACACCACCGAGGTTTAAACATATACCTAGTGTACTCTAGAATCCCGATCAAAATACATGGAAACACCACACGACTTAAAAGTAAAACCACACATACGCAACGATTACAGCGCTTCTTTTAATGATAAGAAAGAAGTAGCAGGTATTCGTGGCTTTGCTGACGAAATGAAACCCCAAAGAGTAGCTGGAATCCGTGGTTACTCTGAAACCCCGCCTAAAACTCCTCTCATTGCAAGTACTTCAGAGCTTTTGGAGTCGCATCCAAAGCTTTTACCACAATCCCACACCAAAGGTATTCAAGTCTACGAAGATATCCTGCGTCTTTCATAGAAATCCTCCCCCTATTATAGAGCTTCTCTACTTTACATTCTAAAACTTCCTAAAATGTATGGGTTTTAGTATGTATGGTATGGGGGGGTGGTGGCCTCCTGCGTGGGCACTCTGAAATTTTCAGGAACTATGGTGCATCGCACAAAAGAAACTCTGAAACTCTAGAGACTCCCGCGCGTTTGAAATGGAGCCTCAACTTTTGAGACTCTGAAACTCTCTAGAGTTTTATCCCGCAAGTTTACAAAGTCTCTAGAGTGCTTTTGAGTCATAAGATATTCTTACAGAATTCTGTAAGCTCAAAAGAATCTGGAGCTTAGGATATTATTGAGCCTTTTCGAGCCTATGAAAAAAAGATTACGAAAAACTGTTCTGCCTGTTGACGTGAGAGCATTTTTCCTGTATTTTGAGGACTCGTCCGTAAGACGAAGCCAAAAAAGGCTAAACTTAAATAATACGAGGATACATTATGAATACTAAAACTAACTTAATCTCTATTGAAGAAATGCACAAAGCTCTAAACTCTGTCCGCACTAGGACTTCAAAACTAAATGGCGACTGGGCAGAGATTAACGAAAACTTACGACCTATCTTTGAAACTGGTGGCATTGACTTGCTAGCCGAATACGTTAATCCATTCGCTAAGAAACTAAACAACGACAAAAACCACGAAAAATATGAAGGTGATTTCATCAAAAGAATTCGAGCTTCTCTACAATATGCGACAATGGACGATGACGGCAAGGCACAAGTAAGTCTATCAAATATTGATAAGTCTAAAATTGGTATGAAAATTGATACTCCAAAAGCTCGCAAGGTTTCCGATACTTCTAAGAATTCGGCGTTTGCTAGAAACCTTGCAGCAACTATCGAAGCTCTAGAGTTGAATACTGTTCTTAGCGATGACCAAAAACAGACTATGTATGAGTCATTGACTAAAATGGAATCCGAGTATAACAACACTTTCAATAAGGCTAATGGAACAACAAAGTCTAAAAAGGTACAGGTGGCAGAGAAGGCTCTAGCATCTCTCAAAACTAAAAAGGCAGCCTAACACTAGGCTCTAGACTCTGGAGGCTCTCTATGAGCCTCTTTGGTCTACTCTAGAGCATTTTAAAGAGTGTTCTAGAGTAGACTTACAGAATTCTGTAAGGAATTGTTAAACTAAAATAGAGGTCATTTATTATGGATATTAAAGAATTGAATCTACCCTTACTGGATAAGGAAACACTTATTAAATTATTGGTAAGTATTGACTCTCAAAATTCGAGACTTTTTGAAACAGTCGAGAATTTGCAAGCCGATAACAACGAGTTAAAAAATACTGTAGCAAACATCAAAGAGTATGTCGCTGATTCTTATGGCATGAAAATTCTTCACGCTCAAAACTCCAGCGAGTTAGTAGCTACGGCAATTCACGATCCATTTAGTTCTGCAAGGTAGTCTTACAGAATTCTGTAAGGAATTATTAAACTGATAGGAGTATTAGAAAATGAAGCACTGGATAATCGAAGATAGTTGCGGTGAACCCGTAAGAATTGAATGGAACGGACAAGCTACTTTTAATTTGCAGTCTAGAATTTATGGTGAATGGACGGACTATCATTGCTTTACTTGCTACGGAATAAATGATGATGCAACCGCGTTATCTTTTGCGCTTGAAATATACGCGAATGAGGAGAATAGAGGGACTGAAAATTATAATCTAATTACTCCAATTATTTATACGTCGGACTGGAAAGCTTAATTGCTAAAGGCTTACAGAATTCTGTAAGGAATTTTTAAACTGATAGAGGTATTAGAAAATGTTAAAGATTACAACAGTAAATAAAGAATATGGAACTAATGAGGGACTAGGCATTCTGATTTACTATAACGATAACTGTTTAGAAATTAGTCGTAACAGTATGTCTAGCTGGTACATAGGACGCGGTGAAATGGAGGATTCAAGTTTTATGATTAGACTTGGTAGACTTACGATAGATTACACTGAGGCTGGATTTAATTTTGAGGAATGGAATCAAGCGATGGAATCATATAATACTGGAGGAGTTGAATAATGATAGATAATCATCTAGGATATAAAGACGTAATCGAATCGCGAGAAATTGATGGTGAGGTAGTATTCAAAATTAAAATAAAAGATATTAAAAAGGGCGAACTATTCAAAAAGAAACCAGAATCTAAAAGTATCTTCGAGCGTTTGTTTTACGATAAGTGTGAGAAAAAGTACGCGACAACACGCGTTAACGGCAATAATTTTCATTACTTTAAAGGTGCGGTAGAAGTTTGGGTAGGCTTTACTTACTAAAGTCTTACAGAATTCTGTAAGGATTTGACGAGGCTAATTCATTATGGTACTATTATATTAACTTGATACGAGGATTTAAAAATGATTTTATACGAAGGTGAAAGTAAATTAGACGGTAAAAATATAGTGGTTGTTTTAACTGGACTAGAACGAAAGTCTAACAATCCTAAAACTGGCGATATGCTACAGACTTTTATAATGAGACAAGACATAGCACCTAATGAAGCATTAAAAACTGGTGACGATTATTCAGTTTGTGGTGATTGTAAACACCGACCTATAAATAAGGGCAAGTGTTATGTAAACGTATGGCAAGCACCGCTTCAAGTATGGAAAAAATATAAGCGTGGTGGATATGATAAGCCTAGCGAATCTCAAATAAGAGAGGCGGTAACTGGTAGAATGGTGCGACTCGGTGCATATGGTGACCCAATGGCTGTACCTATGAGAGTTTGGACTAATGTTATTAAGACGGCTAAAGGCCACACTGGATATACTCACCAGTGGGATATGTTCAGTACGAATAATGGTAAATGGCAAGCCTTAGTCATGGCTAGTGCCGACACGCCAGAAGAAGCTCGTCACGCTAAACAAAAAGGTTTCAGGTATTTCAGAGTAATGCCAAAAAATACACCGCTAAAAGATTTAGAAGATATTATAAAACAAGCTGAGGTGCTTTGTCCTGCAAGTAAAGAGGCGGGAGAAAAAACACAGTGTGCCAAGTGTAAGCTATGTTCTGGTACTACGTCTAAGTCTTGGAAATCAATTGCAATTGTACAACACTGAACAAGGGGATAGTTTATGAGTGAAGCATTGGATTATTTAGTAATAAGCGAAGAGGAACTAGACCTGCAATACTGTGACTGGTTAGGTGACTTGGACGGTGAGGCGTGGTATAGTTATGACCAATGGAAAGAGATGTTCTATTGTACATACAAAGTCTGGGACAATTTAAAGAGAGACTACATAAGAGATGATAGCGGTAATATAAAGGTTATTACTACATTAAAAAAAGACTATAAGTCTTTCAATCGTAACCCATTTTTTTTAGCACAGGAGGTCGTGTAATGATTGAAAAGAATAGTGTCCATAAGGACAACACATGGGACAACAGTACGAGGTATGAGGTCTTGACTGAATCTTTGCAAAGGATTTTAGATTACATAAGTCCTTCAGAGTTTCACCACTACTGCGAGGCATCGGTAGAGGAACGAGCTGAACATATCTATAATGATATTGAGCTAGTACAGAATTATGTAGCTACAAGGGAAAAGGACTTTGCCTTCGAGCAAACGCAACCACATAAAGACCCACGACAGAAGGAGTTATTCTAATGAACATAAAAACATTAGCAAAAGATTTCTGGGCTGGCTTCTGTAATGGCGTGAAGCCCTCGCCAGAGCTTGAGCAAGTAATAAAAGAAAACTGTGGTTTACTTTTGACTTGTCTTGTGGTAATCTTATTAGGACTGGTAGCACTTAGCCAGTATTTTATAGTAGCATTAGATTTATTTTATTAAGGAGAAAAGAAAATGCAACCGAATACTTTATACAACCTAGCACATGAAGCAGGAATGGAAGCCCTTGAAAATGCAACGCCCAGAGAAATGATTGTTACAGACAGTGACGGCAAAGTTTACAGGTGTGCAGGTGGGGTCTGTGGATTCGCAGATGTCCGTATCAAGCCAGCCAGAGGTAAGTTCGTATCGTTTCTGAAAAAGAACGACATCGGTTATACGTCTTATCGTGGTGGTTATACTATACCTTGCTATGAGGGTGACCAAAGCCTAGAACTAAAAGAGGCATACGTCAGGGCGTTTGCAAAAGTTCTAAAAGACTCTGGCATAACCGCATACACAACCAGTAACATGGACTAACGAGGGAGGTAAAATGAGAAAACAAGTAGGAACTCCAGAGATTCTAAAAAAATCTCACGCTCACACAAGTTCTAAAGACTATACAAAGTCTAAAAGAACTAAAGATAAGAGAGATTTAAGAAAGGATTTAAGACACTTAAAAGAAAAATAATAAAATATATTTAATGTTTGTTTTAAAAAAACTCAGGAGTTATCCTAGCATACTTTGTTGTTAAAGTCAAGAGGAGTTAATAGTTATGAGAAGCATAATGCAGGTTAGTCGCGAGGATTATCTACCATTTATGTTAGATATTCACTACGCAGGGCGTTCACCTAGTGTTAGCTATGCTTATGGTTTATTCATAGCTGATAAGCTAGAAGGAATCGTAAGCTATGGTACGCCACCTAGTTCTACCCTACGTAGAGGCGTGGCAGGGGATAAATATATTCCAGATATTTTAGAGTTGAACCGTCTGGTGCTACAGTCTAATAATAAAAACGATAGTTCATGGCTCATTGGAAACAGCCTTAAGTTACTACCGAAAAATAAAATAGTAGTAAGCTATGCTGACACTAGCCAAGACCATGTTGGCTACGTCTATCAAGCTACTAACTTTATTTATACTGGACTGTCTGCCAAGCGTACTGATTGGAAGGTGCGCGGTAAGGAACATCTGCATAGCCAAAGTATTGTAGATGAGTTTCGAGGACAACCTAATAGAAGTAAATGCTTACGCAAAAAATATGGTGATGATTTCTACACTGTAGATAGACCCCGAAAGCACAGATATATTTTTATAACAGGCTCAAAGACTTATCGCAAGGAGGTATTAAGAGATTTAAAATATAAAATACAACCCTATCCAAAGGGCAATGAAGAATCTTACAGAATTCTGTAAGAAACTTGACAAACGATAAACAATCGTGTATAGTGTACACATAATTAAATAAACTTAACGAGGAAAGATATGACTATTCTAAACTTTAAGAAAACATTTTCTAACGCACAGCACATGAACCCAATACGAGCTAACGGCTACGGTGAGGCTGACTTCACAGTTGCTAAGGCTAAAGTGTTGTATAAAAATACAGCAGGTATACAGCAGTTTCCTACAAAAGATGTTTACTATCGTACTGATACTGGTGAGCCTATTGCAATACATGGTAAACGCTACAAGGCAGTTCAGTATCCTGACATGATAGACAAGACTCGCGATATGTTAGAACGCTCAGACCTTAACTGTGCAGACATTAAAGAATCTATACAGGTATCGCCCAACGGTGGAATGTGTGCGGTCAAGTACACACTACCTGCTACAAGTTTCAAGACACCCGATGGAGATACGATAAGTGCTACCGTCTTGATTATCAATAGCTTTACAGGCGTGTGGTCTTTTGATATGTCTATCGGTGGAGAGCAGAGTGCCTGTCTCAATGGACAAGTGTTTGTTTCAAACCTAGCAAACAAGTACAAGTCTCGACACACTAATCAGCTTAACATTGATGCAGGGATTCGTATGTTAGCCAAGACCGCAGACATACTTGAGAATGAGATTGACCTGTGGCATAGGATGTACAGTAAAGAAGTGGGTAGGATAGATACAGCGAGAGCCTTTACTCTAGCCGCTAACTATACTGGTGATATCAATGAGTTACTACAGGACATTGTAGAGTACGGTAAGCCTGTGAATGTTAAGAATAAAGCCCTGTCTCACTTGTATGATGTATACAACAACAGGTATCGCCCTAACTTTGGAGCTAACCAGTGGGCTGTATACAATGCGATTACCGATTGGTCTACTCACGCACCTTCCAAGTCTAAGAATTTGATTACACTTGAGAAGCGTAGGACTGAGCAAGCTACGACTGCAATTAGAGAATGGTTGAAGGTAGCGTAAGAATCCTCGTATGAGCTAGGGCATCTCATAAAACTGCCCTTACTTTTAAAGGAGAAACACATTGAATAGAAGTGAAAAATTTTGGAACA